TCGTTATGAAACAAGTACCGTTCCTGTTGCAACTAGAATTTCAGCAAGTATAGGTGCTGGAGATACTACAATCAACGTAGCAGATGCAAGTGCTTTCCCTAACAGTGGAATTATCGTAGTAAACAACGGCTCAACCATTGAGCATATGAATTACACAGGTAAAACTACTAACACATTTACAGGAGTAACTAGAGCAAGAGCAGGCGAACCTGCAGGTATTGCTGTTACTATTGCTATTGGTTCTGTAGTAGGTACTGTAGCATCTTCTGCTAACTTGCAAGTAGGACAGCGTGTTATTTCTGCAGGATTCCCTGATGGAACATATGTTGTAGGTGTGTCTGGAACTACTATTACTTTTGCTTACGCTGCAACTACTTTGAACCCAACAGGAGTTATTTTTTCTCCTATGTCTGCAACCACAGGCCAAGCTTTTACTTTCAACGTAAATGCCCCTATTGGGGTTGAATTTGGAGGACCTACTGCCGCACCGATTATCTCTCACTGGGGATCTTCAGTAATCATGGATGGTCGTTTTGATGAAGATAAACAGTTCATCTTTACTTCAGGTACAACTACTGCTTTGTCAGTTCCTACATTAGGAAACAGGTTTGCTTTGATGTCTATCCGTCTTGCTCCTTCAGTAAGTTCTGGTTTGACAGGTGCCTTCGGTATTCGTGAGATTATCAATCGCATGCAGTTGTCTTTGTTCAGTATTGGTATCTACGCACAAGGTAACTACTTGGTATCACTTGTTCTTAATGGAACCGTAAGTGCTGCTGACACTTGGACTAACGTGGGAGGTTCTTCTCTTGCTCAAGTTTGTTTCCACGGTGCAGGACGTACAATGGTAGGTGGTGAGGTTGTGGGTGGTTTCTATGTAAACTCAGGTGGTACTACTTATGGTACTTCTACTTACGACTTGAGACAGATTCGAGATTTGTCTAACTCAATCTTGGGTGGAGGAACAACTACTGTAAATACTCAGTTCTATCCTGATGGTCCAGATATCTTGACTGTTATGGTACAGGCTTTGACTACAGGTACATCTAACGTATTCGGACGCTTATCTTGGACTGAAGCTCAAGCATAATGAAAAGCTCTTTGTTAGCTATATCTTTTACTACAGTTTGTGCATTCGTTGGCAGTTACTTCTTGAAGTTAACTGCCGACAATGCCGAACAGTACTTGGCCATCGTGGCGGTAGTATTCATCGACGGATTTTTCGGTGTGTGGGCAGGTACAAAGTTAGAAGGATTCAAAACTTTCAAAGCAGTTAGCGTAGTCAAGACTTTAATAGTTTGGATATTTATGCTTACAGGTATACTTATGATTGAAAGAGGATTCCAGGGTACATTCTGGTTAAGTGAAACCATCTGTGCTCCCTTTATCTTGTTTCAGTTGATAAGTGCCCTTAAAAACGCTGCTAGAGCTGGCTTAATAAAGAACGAACTACTCCAGATAATTTTGGAAAAAATTGACCAACACAAAGTAAATGAAAAATAGATTTGAAGTTATTACAATAGGGCTACTGTTAATCGCAGTAGCCTTTTTGTTATGGGAGAGACAATCCCTAAATAGCGGAAGCGAAGAAAAGTTCATGGCTTACATGGACTCAATGGAAAAACGTAACGAGACCTTCCTTAGCAGGGTGGACTCATTATCTACACTTAAACATGAACAATTTAGTTATTATGAAAAAATCAACCTCAAGTATGACACTATTCAGATTGCTCTTGATACTATGCCTGACATTGACGGCACCAAGTATCTACTCACAATCTCTAGACAGCTTACCGCTAAAGGAGTTGAATAACGAGTTTCTTAAGGGCATCAAAGCACGGGAACGTGTAGTTGTTCTTAAGACTATTATTCACCTGGATAGCCAGCAACTGGGCCTCTACAAGGACTCAATCGTTCCTAGTTATCAACAGATGGTAGAAGTGTCTAAAAAAGAAGTCTATGACCTTAACAGAACCATTGACCGTAAGAACGCAGAGATGAAGTTCTACCGTTACGGTTTTATAGGTATGTCTATTCTAGCCATTCTTGGCTTTATTATTTAACCCATGAAAAAACTTATATTCTTACTAGTATTCCTAACCTCTGTGAGCATTTACGCCCAGAGGGATAGTGTGTTCATTAAAACCCCGATATACTCTTGCGTATACTCAGAGGTTCTCCAACAGCCTAAACGTGTGTGGTACACAGTACAATGCCCTACAGGAGCGTATCCTCGTAAAGGGATGGACTTCTACACTAACGATAGTGTGATTACTTCTGATGGAAAGGATTATGAAGCCAACGTGTGGGACAAAGGACACTGTGCCCCGGCTGCTGACTTTAACTGCACAAGAGAAACTCTATGGCAGACGTTTTCGTATTTGAATTGTATTCTCCAGCACGAGAAATTAAATAGAGGTGCTTGGAGATTGCTTGAAGCTTATGAGCGTCAACTGGCATTAACAAAGGTGGTGAAGGTGCAGATAGACGTAATTTATGCTAAGAATGCAGTCAAACTACCAACAGGTGCTACTATTCCTACAGCCTTTAGAAAAACAATTAGTTTTGATAATAAAAAAGAAATCTATTACTTTGTAAATGAAGCTCCAAGTTCAACAGACTTTAAGCTTTATTTAATAAAGTAAACTATGGATTTACAGGCACTTAGATTTAAGATAAATGAATTTTATCTTGAGTCAAAAAATAGAGAGTATCCAAACTCTGTATTAGTTACTAACGAACAATATAAAGATTTCCTTAAGGAGATGTTTAGAGTTCCTGACTTCTCTGAGATTCCTGAAGGGATATTCATCGCTTCGATTGAGGGACTCAAGGTTGTCTTCACAGATGAACTAGAAGAACCTAGGGTACTAAAAATGTAAAGGGGAGCGAACTCCCCTTTTTCATTTTACTTTTTTACTACTGTAGGACCACCGGTCATTTCAAAGAAAGCCTTAATCTCGGCTACTTCTTTCAACTCAATGGTGATTGGTTCACTGGTAACTTCAAACTTCTTGATTTTTACCGGAACCTTCTGCTTAGTTTGGGGATCAATCTTGTACTCGTACTCTACGGGATTCAATTTATCCACGTTACGATTTAAGATTACTGCTAAACCTTCCTTTACAGGATAGGTCATAACTACTGAGTCCAGGTCAAATGAATAACCTGTCTCTGGCACGAACTCCATCTCGTCCTCGTGCTCTACTTTTTTCTTCTCTGTGTAATAGAATAATCTCATGATTTTTTGTTCTTGGGTTTGCTTGGGTAATGCTTACGTTTCTTCTTTACAGGCTCTTTGACTTCAGGTGTAGGCTTTTGCTCTTGAACAGGCTCTTGCACAGGTTCTTGAGTCGGCTCTTGCATGGGTTCATTGTCCATAGCAACTAAACCCTCACTAGGAAGGAAGTTTAGATCTCCTACTTTAACAGGTTCTTGAACCTCAGTTAAGTCTTCTTCTCTTACGAACAAGTCTGCTGGTGGAGGCTGAGGAGCTTCTGCTTGCAGTACTTCATCCATGATGTCATTGGCTGCTTCTTCGGTAGGACTAACTTCTGGACTATTTACGCTAAATACTGCTATTAAAATAAACAGCAACACTATGAATCCGGCTAAATATAATACAACTTGCATATCTATAGTCTTAACTCCAGATGATTGAGATATCCATGTCTCTAACCATAATACGGTCAGCCCCATCGATGTGTAGAATTTCTGCATAGGCAAGTACACTTGGAGATACATACACAACGTCTCCGGTTTTGTAATCGGAAACCTCGTCACCTACTGAGAAAACCTCAAGGTGTGTGTACTTCTTCATTTCTTCTTGCATTAGTTGCTCTTTGGTCTCTGGAGATAACTCTAGTCCCAAATCATTGGTCTCAGGCTTGTTCAATAGAACTCTCTTGCCTTTAAGTTTGAATGTGCTCATAATTTTATTTTTTGTGTTTGTATTGAATTGCTTTTACTCCACAGTTACCAAGCAGCTTAATGCCTGCCTCATCTCTGTATTTATTGATAAAGTAAACAGTTTTGATGCCACTCTGGATTATAAGCTTAGCACATTCTAAACAGCATGAGTGCGTAATATACATAGTCGCTCCCTCAGTTGATATTGGTGACTTACAAGCCTTTGTAATGGCATTAGACTCTGCGTGAAGGACGTAACTAAAGGTTACATCTTGTTCTTCACACTTGTTTGGCATATTAGTAGGGGTACCATTATACCCAAAGGATATAATGTTACCGTCTTTAACGATGATAGCCCCTACTTTTAACCGTTCACAGTAGGATTCTTCGGCTACTCTCAGTGCTAAATCTAAATAAAGTTGTAACTTTTTTAATGCATTCATAAATTATACCTATAGATTTCTTTTGAGTGATCTATTCTCATAATTAAATCGGTGTGCAAGTTAGTAACTTTTTTGAATTCATCCGAATAGTTACTAGGAATCATATGCTTTAATTTGTAAAAATCGTCTTGGTATACGTGACCAATTTTAAATACAAGCATCCTGTGATTTTTAACTCCTACATCGTACCAGTCATAGAAAGCCTGAAAACTAGATACTTTCTCTTCTAGTGTAGCATAGAATCTAGCTGACGTGTCAAATAGAAATAAGATACAATTCTGGTACCTGCACCTATGTCCGTAGTCATCTATGTAAACATTAACTAGACCTGACTCTACTAGCATAGGCAAAGAACCCTTGTTGAAAATAAGACCAGCAAATAACTTGCTGGTCATATTAAATCTATTTAAGTCCACGTTACTTTCCATTGTCTAACTTAGGCAAAGTTATTAACCTAAGACCTTCATTTTGATAATCCTCCATAGGGTAGTCCCATAGGTCATTCTCACTGTGCCAAGTAAAACGTCTAATGGCTTGGTCAAATCCCTCATACTCCTTACTTACCATTTTGCCGCCAAATCTACCGAAGTCTATAATCTCATGCCCGGCCTCAAATACTAAAGGAGTTCCTGGACTAGTCTGACTCTCTACGATAAACTTAAATGGCTTAATTACAGTACAGTTATACTTTTGACAGTAATTGCCTAAGAACAAGCCCATAGTATAAAAAGATGCTTGGAAGTCATAACGAAGTTTCCAGAACATAGAAATCCAATTGGTTGTCTTTACGTTGGTAGTCTTGATATCGATAGGATACAAATAACCCATCTCATTATCTACTACTAACATATCCAACAGACCTTTGCATGGTACTCCATTGTACTCAAACTCAATAGGTACTTGATAGTGTACGTCATACCTTTCGTTCTGTTGGAAGAACTTGGCTGTGTACCGGTGATTAAGGAGGCTGTCTTTAATAGCGTAAATCTGTACTAACTGCTGAGAAGTAATTACAGTCTTAGTCTCACCAGCTAATAATGCATCATAGTACTCCTTACCTTCTACCTTAAATCGCTCTATTACTTTCTCAAAGGAATCTCTTTTGAAGCCTACAGTACTGTAAGCAATCTCTGCTGCTTCGGGATTACCTTTGTTTACGAACAGTTCCCATACAAAGTCACCCATCTGTCCTGTAGGTCTCTCTACGTTACTGATGTGGAATCTTTCATGGAATACTTCCTCTGACTGGGTGATAAGAATATCTACTGCATCCCCTACAACAATATTTGCTTTAGGTTCGTCAAACTCTGTGTCGTAACTAGAGTTCAGAAATTCTGTTGGGTGAATCAAAATTTTCTTTAGACGGCTTTGACTCACTGCCGTACTGTCTAGGTATGCTTGATCGGTTATCATTTGCTGATTTCAATTAAAAGGGTAAAATAAAGCCAACCTATGTGTAGGCAATAGCTTTTTGTCTTGGTTTTAGAGTAACTAATAAGAGGAGTTAAGTAGAAAAATACGTAAGGATAATCCCTTTGTCCGTACTTTTTCTTGTAAAAGTTATACGCTGTAATTTCAGTCTTGCCTAAGATCATTGTATTCAGGTTTTTCTCTTAACACATAGGCAAGGAACATGGCATTACACTGAATGTGTCCTACATGCTCAATGCCACTCTCTGGATCTACCAACTCACCCTCAAGTAACTTGAAGGTGTGTCTAAGCATACTCTCAATAATCTGAGAAGCAGGCATACCTTTCTTCCAGTTATTCTTGCTGTACTTAAGGCAGCCATACTCTAGTACTCGTACCATAGGTTCAATAGACTTGTAGTCTACTAAAGACCATTGTACTTTACCTTGGTTGTAGCGTAGGGCTTGCTTGTCCCTCTCAATCAGTGCTTGAGTAAAGTCATCGACTTCCTTCTCAATCTCATCTTTAATCGACTTGTTTTCCATAATCTTTAGTTGGTTCTGGGATGGTTACATCAAGAATGTTACGCCCAAATTCGATAACATCTTGGATAAATTTAAGTACCTCTGACTTCTTAGCTTTAGCTAGAGACATTGGTATCTTTTTGAATTCTCCTTCAAAGAGAACTTCTTCGTACAGGTACATAGTTTTAAGGATACTCATCGTCTCATCTTTAGTGAATGTAGTACCTTCTAGTTCCTCGAATCGTTCCTTGATAATAGGTAGAACCATACCATAGAAGTAAGCTAACTGAGGTAAAGTACGCTTAGAGTCTACTCTAATGATACTTATCTCTACGTTAACCTCTGGTTCTCCTAACATCAACTCTGAGAAGTAAGATTGCATAAGTTCCTTATCTACTTTGAGGTAAATATTGCCGTCGATATTCTTACTGAGTTTCCCCGGCAGGTGTATTCTCGTTACTGACATCTTGTTTTTCTAATTCTTCAAGTAATCTAAAAGCTAACTCTTCGTCTTTTTCTAGTTGACTCTTTAATCTATGCTTACCAAAAGCCAAGTCAATCTGTTTAATAAAGAAAGAGTTAGTGCCTTTAGCACTACTTATTGCTTTGTATAAGTCTGTGTTAACATACTCACGGATAAATTGATATTGGATGTTAAGGGCCTTCGCTAATAGGTAGGCCCTTCTTACATCCTTCATTATCTGTTCTTCAGTTGGTTTTTTCACCGTCTAATCTCTCCTTCTCACTTGCTAGAAACTCGTCTAATGCTTTCTTTAACTCATCTTTCTCCCCGTCAATCAGTGGTCCCCAATAGTCATCATCAAACTCTTCTAGAATATCTTCTAGGGTTTTGTAGTGACCATCATCAATCCAATTCATTACGTCA